CGGCTGAAGGAGGTGGCGTGATGGCCCTTCCCATCATCACCGCCGACCAGCGGCTGCGCGAGAAGCAGGGCGTCAAGCTCGTGCTGCTGGGCAAGTCCGGCATCGGCAAGACCAGCCAGCTCAAGACCCTGCCGGAAGGATCGACCCTGTTCGTCGACCTCGAGGCCGGCGACTTGGCGGTCAAGGACTGGCGCGGCGACTGCGTGCGCCCGACCACCTGGCCGGAGTTTCGCGACCTGGTGGTGTTCCTGGCCGGCGCGAACCCGGCGCTGCCCGCGGATGCGCCGTTCTCCGAGGCGCATTACCGGCATGTGTGCGAGCGCTACGGCGACCCGGCGCAACTGGCCAAGTACGACACCTACTTCGTCGACAGCATCACGGTGCTCGCGCGCTTGGCCCTGATCTGGGCAAAGACCCAGCCGCAAGCGTACAGCGAGCGCACCGGCAAGCCCGACACCCGGGGTGCCTACGGCCTGCTCGGCGCCGAGCTCATTGGGGCGCTGACCCACCTGCAGCACGCGCGCGGCAAGCACGTCGTGTTCGTGGCCATCCTCGACGAGCGCCTGGACGACTTCTCTCGCCGGGTCTTCGTGCCGCAGATCGAGGGCGCCAAGACCGCCGCGGAACTGCCCGGCATCGTCGACGAGGTGGTCACGCTCGCCGAGATCAAGGCCGAGGACGGATCAATCTACCGCGCCTTCGTCTGCCACACGCTGAACCCCTACGGCGTCCCGGCCAAGGACCGCTCCGGCCAGCTCGAGTTGCTGGAGCCGCCGAACCTGCGCGCGCTGATCGACAAGTGCGCCGCCGCCACTCGAATCCCGACATCCAAGGAGTAAGCCATGACCGCCTGGAACGATTTCAACGACGCCGAACAGCAGCCCAGCTTCGACCTCATCCCCAAGGGCACGCTCGCCCGCGTGCGCATGACCCTCAAGCCCGGGGGCTACGACGACCCGGCCCAGGGGTGGACCGGCGGCTACGCCACGCAGAGCTTCGAGACCGGCTCGGTGTATCTGGCGGCCGAGTTCGTGGTGCTGGAGGGCGAGTACGCCCGGCGCAAGCTCTGGAGCAACATCGGCCTGCATTCCCCGAAGGGCCCGGCCTGGGGTCAGATGGGCCGCAGCCTCATCCGCGCCATCCTCGACAGCGCCCGCAACGTCCATCCGCAGGACATGAGCCCGCAGGCCGCCGCCGCGCGGCGCATCCAGGGCTTCCACGAGCTCGACGGCATCGAGTTCCTCGCCCGCATCGACATCGAGAAGGACGGCCGCGGCGACTTGAAGAACGTCGTCAAGAGCGCCGTCGAGCCCGACCACCCGGACTACGCCCGCCTGATGGGCGTGCCGCCGAAGAACCCTGGCACCGGTAACGAAGGCGCGCCGGCGACGGTCACCCCGCCCCGTGCGATGTCTGCGCCGGTCGCCCCGCAACGCCCCGCCGTGCCGGGCAAGCCCGCCTGGGCGCAGTGAGAGGAGGGCCGGTGAAGTGCTGGGTCTGCAAACGACAGGCGCGCGGCTACGGCCACTCGGACCTTCGGCATCCGGTGGGCGACGCCCGGCGCTATCCGATCGACTGGGTGTTCTGCTCGCGGCGCTGCCAGCGGGCGTTTCACACGCTCTACGGCCACTGGCTGCGCGTGCAGGAAGGCCACATCGCCAAGACGGAGGTGGCCATGATCGATCCGTCTGACGTCGAACTGGCCGCGATAAGGAAGTGCCTCAAGGCCTTCGGCGCGGCGGCAGAAAGCATCGGCTTCGAGAAACCCCTCGGCGCGTACTCCGAGGCCGAGGCCCTGCGGGTGATCGACGCCATCGTCACCTGCTACACGGAGGCGATGGTCGAGCACCACGAGGCGACCAAGTACCCGCCGGTGCGCGGGATCAAAGAACCGGTGTCCGACCCCTTCGCCGACCTCGAGGACGACCTGCCGTGGGAGGAACCGACGGCGACCCCGAAAGCGGCACGGAAGGAGACGCGGCCATGATGGACTTCAACGCCTCCAGGAGCCTGTCGGACCAGGTCACGACGCTGATCGACGCCGGGATGCAGCGTGCCCGCGCCGAACAGGGCAAGCGCGGCTACCTGGGCGCCTCGCGCCTCGGGGTCGCCTGCGAGCGCGCGCTGCAGTACGAGGTCGCCGACGCTCCGGTCGATCCAGGTCGCGAGACCGACGGTCGGATGCTGCGCGTGTTCGAACGCGGCCACGTGATCGAGGACTGCATGGTCGGATGGCTGCGTGCCGCGGGTTTCGACCTGCGCACGCGCAACGACACGGGCGAGCAGTTCGGCTTCTCGGCGCTCGATGGGCGCCTGCAGGGTCACGTCGATGGCGTCATCGTCGCCGGCCCCGACCTCGGCCACGGCAGCGGCTACCCCGCGCTGTGGGAGAACAAGTGCCTGGGCGCCAAATCGTGGCGCGAGTTGGAGAAACATCGCCTCGCGGTGGCCAAGCCCGTCTACGCGGCGCAGGTCGCGCTCTATCAAGCCTACCTGGGGCTGCACGCGCACCCGGCGCTGTTCACGGCGGTGAACGCCGACACGATGGAGATCCACGCCGAGTGGGTGCCGTTCGATGCGGCGTTGGCGCAGCGCATGTCCGACCGGGCGGTGAAGGTCATCACGGCCACCGAGGCGGGCGAACTGCTGCCGCGCGCCTTCGCCGAGCCCACCCATGTCGAGTGCCGGATGTGTCCGTGGCAGGACCGGTGCTGGAGGGCCGCGGCATGAACGACACACCGCTGCACCAAGTGCTCGGAGAGCGCCTGATCGACGCACGCGAGGCGGCGCTGACGCTGAATCTGCCGCTCTACTGGCTCACCCACGCCAAGGAGCGCCGTCGGCTCGGCCTGCCGCACTACCGGGTCGGCAAGCTGCTGCGTTTCAAGCTCTCCGAACTGATGGCGTGGATGGAGGAACGTCAAGCCCTGCTCACGGCCGACGCAGGGCACGAGGAGGAGTCGGATGCTGGACTTCAATGACACCGCACCCGCGCCCGAGATCCCGGCGTCCGAACGCCGCGAGGCCGTGCGCGCTGCGCTGCTCGCGAGACTGGAGTCGGTGCTGTTCACCCTGTTCCCCGCCGGTCGGACGCGCCGCGGCAAGTTCGTCATCGGCGACGTGCTCGGCAGCCCGGGCGACAGCCTGGAGGTTGTGCTCGACGGCGACAAGGTGGGACTGTGGACCGACCGCGCCACCGGCGACGGCGGCGATGTGTTCCACCTGATCGGCGCCCACTTCGGCGTGGACGTGCACGGCGACTTCGCCCGCGTCCTCGACCTGGCCGAGGAGATCGTCGGCCGAGCGCCCACGGCGCCGCCGCGCAAGGCGGCCAAGAAGGCCCCGATCGACGACCTGGGTCCCGCCACCGCCAAGTGGGACTACCTCGACGCACAAGGGCACCTCATCGCCGTCGTCTACCGCTACGACCCGCCTGGGCGCAAGAAGGAGTTCCGGCCCTGGGACGCGCGCCGCCGCAGAAAAGCGCCGCCCGAGCCGAGGCCGCTCTACCACCAGCCCGGCATCGCCACGGCCGAGGCCGTGGTGTTGGTCGAGGGCGAGGAGTGCGCGCAGGCCTTGATCGAGATCGGGATCGTGGCCACCACCGCGATGCACGGGGCCAACGCCCCGGTGGACAAGACCGACTGGACGCCGCTCGCCGGCAAGGCCGTCCTCCTCTGGCCCGATCGCGACAAACCCGGCTGGGACTACGCGATGGCCGCCGCGCAGGCCGTGTTGGCCGCCGGCGCCGCCTCCTGCGACGTGCTGCTGCCGCCCGACGACAAGCCCGAGGGGTGGGATGCGGCCGACGCGATCGCCGACGGCTTCGACGTCGCCGCCTTCATCGCCACAGGCCCGCGGATGAGCATCAAGCCCGCGCAAGGGCAGCCGACGCAGGAGCCTTCCGTCTGGGCCACCGACGACGCGCTGGCGCTGACCTTCACGGCCCGCTACAGCGAAGACTGGCGCTACTGCGCCGCCTGGGGCAAGTGGCTGGTGTGGGACGGACGACGCTGGCAGGCGGACGAGACGCTGTTGGTGCACCACCTCATCCGCGCGATCTGCCGCGAGGCCGCGCTCAAGGCCGACTCGCATCGGCTGGCGGCCAAGCTCGCCGCGAGCGGCACGGTCGGCGGCGTGGAGCGGCTGGCCCGCTCGGATCGCCGGCATGCGTCTACCTCCGACGAGTGGGACGCGGATCTGTTCTCGCTCAACACGCCGGGCGGCGTGGTCGACCTGCGCACCGGGCGGCTGCGCCTGCACGACCGCGCCGACCGCATGACCAAGCTCGCCACCGCCACGCCCCGCGGCGACTGCCCCCGCTGGCGGGCGTTCCTGGCCGACGTCACCGGGGGCGATGCCGACCTGCAGGCCTACCTGCAGCGCATGGTGGGCTACTGCCTCACCGGCTCGACGGCGGCGCACGCGCTGTTCTTCCTCTACGGCACCGGCGCCAACGGCAAGTCGGTGTTCGTGAACACCTTGGCCACGATCCTCGGCGACTACGCCACCAGCGCGCCGATGGACACCTTCATGGAGGCGCGCGGCGACCGGCACCCGACCGATCTCGCGGGCCTGCGCGGGGCGCGCTTCGTCTCTTCCATCGAGACCGAGCAGGGCCGGCGCTGGAACGAGTCCAAGGTCAAGGCGATCACCGGCGGCGACAAGGTCTCGGCGCGCTTCATGCGCCAGGACTTCTTCGAGTACACGCCCCAGTTCAAGCTGGTCATCGCCGGCAACCACAAGCCCGCGATCCGCAACGTGGACGAGGCGATGAAGCGCCGTCTGCACCTGATCCCCTTCACCGTGACCATCCCGCCCGAGCGGCGCGACGCCATGCTGACCGACAAGCTCCTGGCCGAACGCGACGGGATCCTCGCCTGGGCGGTCGAGGGCTGTCTGGCTTGGCAGCGCGAGGGACTCCAGCCCCCGGCCAGCGTGGTGTCGGCCACCGCCGAGTACTTCGACGAGGAGGACGCCGTCGGCGACTTCCTGGACGAGGAGGCCCAGCGTCACCCGCAGGCCCGCGTGGCCGTGGCCGACGTGTTCCAGCGCTGGCAGGACTGGGCCGGCCGGCGCGGCGAGTACGTGGGCACGAGCCGCTGGCTCGCGCAGCAACTGGCCAACCGCGGCTTCGAGCGCACGCGCATCCACGGCGGCGTCAAGGCCCTGGCGGGCCTGTCGCTCAAGCCCAAGGACTACGGCGTACGGCTCCCGTACCGCGACGACTGACCACCCACGGTGACCGAAGGTGACCCGCCCAGGGATTGAGTCTCTTTACGCGCGTACGCGCGCGCGGGCGGAAGGACGATTCCCCATGGCGGTCACCTTCGGTCACCCGATGCTGACAAGGACCGACACCATGCACACCACCCTCCTCGCCCTCGACCTGGGCACCACCACTGGCTGGGCGCTGCGCGACCGCACAGGCGCGATCACCAGCGGCACGGAAGCCTTCAAGCCCCGACGCTTCGAAGGCGGCGGCATGCGTTTCCTGCGCTTCAAAACGTGGCTTGCTGAACTCAAGGCCCACGCCGACGGGATCGACACGCTGGTCTTCGAGGAAGTGCGCCGCCACGTCTCGACCGACGCGGCGCACGCCTACGGCGGGTTTCTGGCGACGCTCACGACGTGGTGCGAGCACCG